GTTCATATCCAGCTTACGCGCCAGGTCAAAGGCCAGAATGCACGGCTGCCCCTCGAACTGCTCAAGAGTCAGTGATTTATCCTCGCATCTCTGCCAGCTCACCAGGTTGAAATACGCCGAACGCGCCGACACCCAGATATTGAGGTGTTTTGTTTTAAAGACGTTTGCCAGACGGGCGTTATTTTTCGCACGTTGCTGCTGGCTTAACAAAAACTCGCGATAAACCGACACACCGATATTCGGGTTAGCTTTTTCAAGTACCTGCGGGTCGGTCCAGTCGTCGCCTTCGTCAACGGTATAGATGATCCCGAACAGTTCATCGTTGGGCACCGAGCCGTTGAGCATCTCGATGACTTCCCGCCGTTTGTCGTAGCACGGCCCCTCAATGTTGTACCCGGCGGTGGTAATGGCCCACATCAGTGGCTGGCGTCGCGCCCCCATCCCGGTAAGCATCGTGGTGTAAAGCGCATCTGTGGCGTGCTCGTGATATTCATCCACCACCGCACAGTGGGGTGATGAACCATCACCGGGGTTACCGATCAGCGGTTCAAACCGCGCACCATCCTCCGGACGGTTCATGTTTGAGGCGTTAACCTCAATCCCGAACGCTTCCGTCAGCATGGGTGTGCGTTTACACATCAGTCGTGCCGGACGAAAGACTTCCCATGCCTGTTTCTCCGTCGTGGCACCGGAATACACTTCCGCGCCGAACTCGTTATCACAGGCAAAACAATACAGGGCGACACCGGCAGAGATTGCCGATTTGCCGTTCTTACGGGGGATTTCGGTATACACCTCACGGAAGCGGCGCAGCCGGGAGCCTTTATTGACCCAGCCAAACGCGCAGCAGATCACAAAGAGCTGCCACGGCTCCAGCGTGATGGGCATCCTCTTAAATGCCCACTCACCCTTGGTGTGCGGCAACAGCTGAATAAATTTCGCGGCCCGTTCAGCCAGGTCCTTGTCGAAGCGGTAACGAAACGACTTACTTTTTTCCTCCATCAGGTCATCAAGATGGCGCTGGCAGGCCTGAATCACAAACTGGCAGGCCACAATCTTTCCGTGCACGACATCACGGGCATACTGATTGGCAGCATTTACGTTGGGGTAAGATTTCCGGCTCATGATTCGATGATTTTCAGAAACGGGTTAGTGGCTTTCTTCTGCCCCGCCAGGCCAATCAGACGCTGGCGGCTGCTGGGGTCGAGTCCGAGCATTGCCCCCGTACTGCTCATCTCGGACTCCTGTTCTTTTTTGGCGGTCAGCTCCGGATTTTTGACCATACCGCCCATTGCACCGGTGATGGTGTTGCCCTGTCTGGCAATATTTTTCACGGCACGTCGCCAGAACTCGTAGGCCACGCACCACCGCTCAAGCACCGCGAGGTCAGTCACGCACAGCAGGCCCTGACCGCAGAGTTCTTTAGTTGTCAGTTGCCACATGATCGTGGCGAGAGGGAGATCTTCTTCAGCGAACCACTCCGGTGGCTCAACACCTTTGATGGGCGTAAAAACAGGTTCATCTTTATTCAGGGCTCGCTTGCCGGGGTTTCCGGCCAGCGCCTTGCGCGCCGTTGGCTTGGGGCGACGCCCGGAACGCCCCGCCGTTCCAGCCATATGCGGCACTCCTGGTTAAATTTCATTTTTCGCGGGTATAAAAAAACGATGGGGCGGGCAGTCCGGAAGACGTCAGGCCGCAGGGATTTGACCCGCCCCTCCCCTCAGGCAGTTGAGAATCATTATCACTTCAACCGTTCACGGGCCGTCTTCGCCTTATGACACGGCCAGCACAGACTCTGCAGATTACAGTCGGCATCAGTGCCGCCATGCGCTTTAGGGATGATGTGGTCAACAGTTTTCGCCTCACGCACCACACCAGCACGCAGACATAGCTGACACAGGACTTTGTCACGCTTCAGGACACGCACGCGGATAACATCCCACTTCGAACCATAACCGCGCTGATGACGAGATTGTCCTGGCTTGTATTGCTTCCAGCCTTCGCTTTTATGGCTTTCACAATAGCCTGACGGGTCAGTAGTGGTATTGCGGCAACCGCGAACGCGGCAGGCTTTTGGTGTTCGTGGCGGCATATCTACTCCAATGAAAAAGCCACCGGTTGATAACCGATGGCTTTGATTGTTCTTACCTGTTTTGAAGAATCTCCCGCTTTCTTACAATACATTCCGTCGTTTCTCTATAGCTGCACACGTGCTCCCGTGAACATTGGTATGTGTGCAATTCGCCGATGGCATCACCGATACCAGTCAGCACATCTTTTTCATGCAGAATGGTCACCTGCAGACGGTTGGTTGGGCAGATAATGTTTGAATAGTTCATTTTGGTGTCTCCTTTGCTTTCGAGACACCAAAATCCCATCACGACACGTTTACCGCCACAAACATTATTGCAGGCACCCATTGAATACCTGCGGGACTGATAAACACAGCCTCCTCCATACGTAGTGAAACCATTTTCATATCTCCAGTAATGAATTCTTTGAAGAGTCGCAATCAATACGACTCACTAATGGGGAGGCATGTCCAACGCGTTGGACGAGTTGCCTACTTGATTTAGGTGACACTTTAGAAGGACAGAATGCCTTCCTCACTCAAATAACATCAATTAAGGAGGTTCAACATGCTTCGTTCCAAAAGTCAGTTGACTGTAATTATTACTACGTCACCTTATGCCGAAGACCTTTTCCGCTTCACTTTGAGCCTGATTCACTTCTACCTGACCGGCTCGCCTCTATCTTTTTAATCCCCGCTTTATCCAAATTGCATTGCCAGAATGCCGACAACAGACTGACATTCAAATCCTGACTACCTCCAATAGTCTGACCGTACACCTATATAGTTTTAAATTTCATCAATCCATTTAACTATCGTTTAATTGTTGTCACATAGGATTCTGCCGTTTTTAACAATGCAGGATAATAAGATGAAAAAAATGTTGTTTTCTGCCGCTCTGGCAATGCTTATTACAGGATGTGCTCAACAGACGTTTACTGTTGGAAACAAACCGACAGCAGTAACACCAAAGGAAACCATCACCCATCATTTCTTCGTTTCGGGAATTGGACAGGAGAAAACTGTTGATGCAGCCAAAATTTGTGGCGGCGCAGAAAATGTTGTTAAAACAGAAACCCAGCAAACATTCGTAAATGGATTGCTCGGTTTTATTACTTTAGGCATTTATACTCCGCTGGAAGCGCGTGTGTATTGCTCACAATAATTGCATGAGTTGCCCATCGATATGGGCAGCTCTATCTGCACTGCTCATTAATATACTTCTGGGTTCCTTCCAGTTGTTTTTGCATAGTGATCAGCCTCTCTCTGAGGGTGAAATAATCCCGTTCAGCGGTGTCTGCCAGTCGGGGGGAGGCTGCATTATCCACGCCGGAGGCGGTGGTGGCTTCACGCACTGACTGACAGACTGCTTTGATGTGCAACCGACGACGACCAGCGGCAACATCATCACGCAGAGCATCATTTTCAGCTTTCGCATCAGCTAACTCCTTCGTGTATTTTGCATCGAGCGCAGCAACATCACGCTGGCGCACCTGCATGTCAGTAATTGTCGAGTTCGCCAGCTTCAGTTCTCTGGCATTTTTGTCGCGCTGGGCTTTGTAGGTAATGGCGTTATCGCGGTAATGATTAACAGCCCATGACAGGCAGACGATGATGCAGATAACCAGAGCGGAGATAATCGCGGTTACTCTGCTCATACCTCAATCTCTCTGACCGTTCCGCCTGCTTCTTTGAATTTTGCAATCAGGCTGTCAGCCTTATGCTCGAACTGACCATAACCAGCACCCGGCAGTGAAGCCCAGATATTGCTGCAACGGTCAATTGCCTGACGAATATCACCGCGATCAATCATCGGTAAAGCGCCACGCTCCTTAATCTGCTGCAATGCCACAGCGTCCTGGCTTTTCGGAGAGAAGTCTTTCAGAGCAAGCTGCTTACGGTAAGCATCCCACCAGCGTGAAAGAAGCTGATAACGTCCGGCGGCTGTTGATTTAAGTTTCGGGTTTAGCGTGACAAGTTTGCGAGGATGATCGGAGTAATCAGTAAACAGTTCACCACCAACAATAACATCATAACCGTGGTTACGTGTCGGTTGTCGCCCGTTATCCGTTCCTTCTGACCACGCCAACATATCGAGGAAAGCTTTACGCTGAGGATTAAGATTTTGCATTTTTCACCCCTGTCAGTCGTTCCCAGAAGTACGTCAGTGCAACCGAACCCATCGCACCACTAATCCCCGCTGTCGCGAGAATCATGTAAATACTGAATCCACTTTCGATACTGATCAGGCCACCAATAACACCGGTGAATCCCGATACCACTATCTGAGCCAGAGCATTTATCCAACTCCACGTTGCTTTACTCTGCTTCACATCTATCAGGTAGCGGACCAGACCGCCCCAACCTGCGATGATCAGCAAAACGAGCCAGAACGCTCCGGCAAGGCTCTCTTTTTCGTGCATATGAATAGCCAATGTTTCGCCGCCGACGAAAGGCCGGGACGCTAATGATTAAAAACTTACATGGGAAATATTGTTATAAACAGTCAATTCAAAATAACTAAAAAATCTTATAACCAAGCGAATGGCCTTCAAAAACCAATATATGCAACTTGTATAAAACGATCTTTATCAATGAGTTACATGTATGGTTAAATACTATGCTTTAAGGACTAAGAGTATTACCAGCAGATGACAGAAAAAGATAACATTGGTAAGTTAATTTGGCATATTGCTTGCGATGAATCTGGCATTGATGGACAACGTTTCTACGGCTTTGGCAGTCTGTGGATGAAGTACCAACGCCGTGGGGATTTCTGTCAACTAATCAGAGAACTACGCGGAAAACATGGTTTTTTTGAAGAAATAAAATGGCAAAAAGCCCATTCAAAAAGATACTCTGAATTTTATCTTGAGCTGATCGACTTATTCTTTAGAGTTCCTTGGCTAGCTTTTCATTGTATCGTGGTTGAAAAATCAATAGTAAATAAGGCATTTCATAATGGAGATTATGACCTGGCAAGGAGAAAGCACTTCACAAATCTCATTACCACAAAAATTAGCTCTGTAATTTCTGCACACCCTGAAAGAGACAGTTACTTCAGGATTGAAGTTGATCCTATCGCATCTCGTTATAAAAAGGCTGATGAAGAACTAAATGTTATTGCCAATAACATATTGAATAGAAAATTTGGTCGTAAAGGGATAATCAGCAGTGTAGTGACAAAAGACTCTAAAGCATCTGAAAACATTCAGCTAGCCGATTTTTTCTTAGGTGCGGTTATGTGCGCATATCAAGGAAAAGCTTCATCTGAAGCCAAAATAAGAGTATCAAACTATGTTGCTTCATATTTAGGCTGGGATCACTTGCAATATGATACATGGCACACTGAGAGAAAATTTAATATCTGGTATTTTTATGATAAAACTCGAGGGCCACGAGATATAGAAACTCAAAATGTTAGCTTGAAGTATCCACTTCCCAAAAAGAAATAGACGTCGACCTCTCAGCCGACACGGTTGGAGTCCCAGACCAATTATCGAGTCGAAGTTACCAACTTGGCGGTTATCTTTTGGGAGCCGCCCCTTCATTCCCAAAACCTTTATTGCAGAAAAATCTATATCCTAGAAATTGGATAGTCAACCCTTACTACATCTACGAACAGTTGCACATACAACATTGGCAGAATATCAGATTTACATAAAATATATGCTTTTTAATCCAGTTTTGCAATACTTTGCTGTGAAAATGTGGTCTTTTGTTTTGAACGTGTTCTCGTTACAAGCAATAAAGCTTCGCTATCAAGCTGTAGAAAAATGTGCTTCATTGCAACCCAGCGTTCAGTGAATGTCTCAGACCAGTTTTTTGATGTCACTCCCACCAGTGATGCCAGTTCCCGGTATTCATAAGTCTCACGCCCAGCCAGCTCGCTCTTCACATCCTGTGCTGCCAGCCAGATCAACTTCTTTAAGCGTTCCAGTGTCTTACTGGCAATTTTTCTTGTACCTAACAGAGCCTTAAACTCGTTCCATGCCCACTGCGTTATGGCAACCTGATGCTCCCAGCGAACACTTTCGCTGTAACTCCACAGCAACCACGCTTTCTGATGTTCATCGAGAGACAGAACCGCGCGGCGCCATGACGAGGTTGAGAACTCAACCTGGCTGACCAGTGCAATGGATGAACCTTTTGCGTACGACTGCTTACCGGAAATCGGCGGATTATCCAGCGTAATCATCCTGCCAGTTACCTCATCCAGAATGCGCGGCTTCTTTCGTTTGTATGTACCAGTATCAAATTGTGCATGCTCCAGACAGGCTTCAAGCTGGCCTTTCGTTGCTCCGCTCAAATCAGCGGTAGCCACAATGAGTTGCTCGCGGACATACTGTAAATATTGGGTATTCATGCGGCAGCTCCTTTCAGTGTTTTGGCGTAATTCTTCAGTATTCGGTAATCGGTCAAAACAGAACCGGGGAAACGATATAAGCGCAGACGCCCCCAGCGGTGGCGAAGAAGTTCTGCCATATTAAACTCAAACATCATTCATTCCCCATTTCGGTGATGGTCAGTTCCAGCCTCCCACCTTTGGTAACAGGCATCTTCACAACGCGGTAATCAACGACCTGAGCATCATCCAGCCAGAAACCTGCTTTAGTGAGTGCGTCAAAAGCGGCTTTTTGCAGATTATCCAGGTCACGGCGACGGCGATCCGGCATGTGGCACTCAATGCGGATTTTCACAGGCATAGCCAGGCCGATATCCAGCATTGCGTTTTTAATGATTCGGGCGACGTTATCGCGGTATGCCTGCCCCTCTGCGCTGATGTGCGTGCGCCCGCGATTATGGCGGTAATAGCGATTATTGCTCGGAGGCCAGGGTAATGTGATGCTGTAGGTATTCACGCCTTAATAACCCCCTCTTTCAGCCAGATAACCTGTGTTCTCGCCATACCTTCCAGCGCGCATTCTTTTGCATATCCAGCGTCAACAAAATGCGTGCGACGGTCGATCTCATCGTGACAGGCAGAACATGCAATGGTGGCAATCAGGTCTGGCGGTTTGGTACCGGTGCCACACAATCCAGCCAGCCGGATATGTGCCAGTACAGACGTTTCAGAATTGCCATTACATACGCCAGGGATTCTTACCTGGCATTCCCGACCACGCGCTGCTTTTCTCAAATCAGCCATGATTCCTCCTTGCTGCCAGTCGCAACCATTTTTTATCAACCAGGCTGGCGGTATATCCGAGCAGAGTTGGTATTTCGGATGGCTTCAGCTCAGGTTTACGCTTACGACGATTTGGTACTTTGTAGATGTGTCCGTTCATGACACGAATAAGCGGTGTAGCCATTACGCCTCCTGCTTGTCGCGCAGCAGCTGGAACTCGCAGCTCTGCGGAATAGTCAGGTGGCAGCCAATATTCATCGCCCAGGCTTCAACCTTACACAGGAAGACATACATCTCTCCGGTATCGAGATCGGAGGTATGACGTAATGACTGAATGGTGGTGATTTCACCGGTTACGACATCAACCAGTTCTTTGGTTTCATAACCGAGATAAGTGTGTTTGAGAGCATCTTTTACCCAATCTGGAGTGGCGAACGTTTTACCCCTGCTGATGAGGTATTCACTGATTTCGCTGTACCACATGTGGCTGAGTGCATTCTGGGAAAGACTGCGTCTCTCGCGCCACGGTTTAAGCACCATGCGAAAGCATTTGCCGTCTTCCAGATAAGTCTGGATCTGCTGACCGACAGCGGTGAAGTTACCGCGATGTAATTTGATGCCATCTTGTGGGAGGTTCACGCTTCACCTCCGCAGAGATCAAACGCTGGATGCAAGACATCGCAGGTGCATTTCTGCATCTGTGACAAGGTAAGGAGTTCAGATTGTGGTCGCATTTAAGTCCCCTTAAATGCGCAGAAGTCACCGGAGTTGTTCAAGCTCCGGTGACATTATTATGGAAGGTTGATACTAAAAAATCAAAAATTGAATATCATTGGCGATAGTCTAGCTTGTGATATCCACAAGCTACTTCAATGAAGCGACGAGTAACATTTTGTGTCATCCATGTTTTTTCAGTTAAGTGCCACACCCAGTTCAAAATTTGCTGATGGGTTGAACATGTACTAAGCGGGATGTTGTATTCATAAGCAACATTGATTCCGCAAAATCGGTGTCGTGTCATGACCGATTCACGTTGACCTGCGCCCTGTTGAGTGCCTGGGGATATTCTTGCTCGATAGTTAATATCATAGTAGTTACTTTACTTTCATACCATAGCACGGTTGAAAAAGTGATTATTACTCAAAAATAAACCTCACCATCAACCATATATTTGAGAGTACTTATCGCCTGCTGGGCGGATATTGTTTTCATTAAAGGATAGTGTTTAAAAACAATGCCATTCATAAAATAGATATCACAGGTTTTATTATCTGTATTGATTATGATTTTTTCGAATGTTTTATAGGCAAGTGTACGACATAGCTCTCGCCCATTTTTACTGGTTAAGTCAATAGCATGAAAATCACCAAGTGAACTCACCGCTTTACTCTTCAAAGTTTTTAATGATACAGAAGCCCTTCGTAATTCCTTATCTAATACTCTGATTTTTTCTGCTATAGCGGTAACTTCAGGCGCAACAGATAATGCAGCAATTAAATTATTAATTTTCATCTGGAGCTCAATAATTTTCAACTCTAAAGTTTCATTAGCATCTTTCTTGTTTTCAACTGGTTGGATTTTACTACAATTAAAAAGCAACTCATTAATGATATTATAATCAACCAAATCTCTCTTTATTGATGGCCTGTCACATCGATGCAGTCTTCTCATCGGACAAACATAATAGCCATGCAAACTTCCAGATACCGCATGAACAATCATGGTATTACCACAAGCCTCGCACTTCATAACTGTTCGAAGTAGATTTATCAACATAGGATTTTTGCTACTATTGCTAATACCAAAAGGTGCCAACCGAATTTCCTGCACAGCGTAAAACAAATCATCTGATATGACTCTGGGATAATAGCCAGCGATTTCACTTATTCCTTTACCTCTTGCACGATATGAAGGTACGCATATACCTATCAGAGCTTTATTCGCTAATAATTTTTCAATTACAGAAGGCCCCCATGCACTTTCTTTGCCTGAGAAATTTTTTACAGCATGATCATTTAAATACTTGGCTATTGCATTCAATGATCGCCTTTCCATCCTGAGTTTAAAAATTAGCTCAATCGTTTTCACCCTGTCGGGGTCTGGAATAAAAGCTGTTCTTTTGTCATCCAATGAGAGCCATCTCGGACAAGACGCCGTCATAATCGTGCCTGACTCCAGTGCATCCTGCCGTTTTTTCTTCCATGATAATTTAACCCGACTTGACTTTATCTCGCTTTCTTCATTTGCCCTTTGTGCTATAAGTATGGCTTTTATTAATGAATATGGATCATTCAAAGAGTCAATATTATAGACTGTATTATCGCAAAGAGTTATAACATCAATACCGTGATTCAAAATCAATTTCAGACGCTCAATCGCTTCACCGACTTTTTCTCTTGAAAGTCTGTCCAAACTTTCAACTAACAATGTAGTTCCTGGCAATATATAACCATGCTCTATAGCATCTAAAAATTCCGAAAAAGCTCCTGATTGTGCATGCTTTCCTTTGAATGCACTTAATCCTAAATCTTCATATGTTATGGTATCAAGATAATAATCACTATTTACCTTTAACCATTCAGCAATAAGTCTTCTCTGTCGGTTTAATGAGTCGCCAGACATCTGACCTGGTGATGAAAATCGCATATATGCTATGGCTTTTTTCATGGTGACACCTGCTAACGTATGCTTTTATAAACCTTAGTGGTGAGATATAATTTTTGTTTAATTTTTATTTAAAAAGACAATTAAGGTCACATTATCTTGAATATACAACAATAATCGTATTGCAATTTTCTTACGCCATAATCTTGAAAGCACAAAAGAATACATAAAAAAATAAAGACATTAACAAAAAGCATAAAACGAGGCTCATATAAATATAAGAGCCTCCATATTTTAGTCGTTTAGAAACAAATTATTTTTAATGTGGTGTGCTTCGTGACAATAAATTAATAACCAACACTCCGGCACAAATCAACATCATGCCTATAATGGCTGGCATGTCCAGCCGTTGGCCGAAAAATCCCCATGACAGTAAGCTAATCAGGACAATACCGACTCCTGACCAGATAGCATAAGCAATCCCTGTAGGAATATAAGCCAGCGTCTGCGCTAATAACCAGAATGATGCACAATAACAAATAATTGTACCAACAGATGGCCATAACCGTGTAAAACCTTCTGAAAACTTCATTAAGGTTGTACCAATGACCTCTGCAAGTATTGCACCACCAAGATAAATATAAGGGTTCATAGCATATTCTTTCCTGTTCAAACTGGAGAGAATTGTACTACAGTTTGAACTCAACTCACCTGTTTCATCATTGTGTACCCATTGATGTTCTTTTATATACCCTCAATACCCGTTTCATCGCGGCACTCTGGCGACACTCCTTAAAAATCAGATTCGTGCTCACCTTTCCTTCCCGTTCTTCTCTGGTAGCGAACCGGTAATACACCGTTCGCCAGACCTTACCATCAACGACCAGGATTCCTGCCCGCGCCATTTTAGCCGCAGCCTGATTTATGCTGGTTACGGTTGCGCCTGTTACCGCGGCAACGTCCTGCGCACAGAAGTTCTTATGAGTCCCCAGGTAATGAATAATTGCCTCTTTGCCTGTCATACACTTGCTCCTTTCAGTCCGAACTTAGCTTTAATTTCTGCGATCTTCGCCAGAGCCTGTGCACGATTTAGAGGTCTACCGCCCATAACAGGAAGTTGTTTTACTGGTTCAGGTATCGTCTCACCACGGTTAATTCGCGCTGTCATACAGGTCAGTTCATCGGCAGCCTTGCGCCGTAATTCCGCGTCAGTCAGCGCATTGGCCCGCATGTTCTGGTACAAGTTGGTAACCAACCAGTAATGCGCGTTCGATTTCCACGGATAAGACTCTGCATCCGGATACAGGCCACGCTTCCGGCAATACTCGTAAACCATATCAACCAGCTCGCTGGCGTTTGGCAGTCCGGCAATAACGGATGCTTCTTCACGGCACCATGCAACAAACTGCCCGGGTGATGGCAGAAATGGTCGATTCTGCCGACGGGCTACGCGCATTCCTGCGTTAACCTGTTCCATTGTGGTGATCCCGTTTTCCCGGAAAGCCAGCACCCACTGGCGGCGGATTTCGTTCAGTTCGTTCTGGTCCCGGTTAGCCAGGCTCGCCGGGAAAGTTGCCAGTAACTGGCTGAACACACCATTGATGATCTGCGCTACCTGTTGTACCTGCGGCTTTTCGTCGTACTGTTCCGGCATGTTGTTGGCGATCCGACGCATCTGCTCACGGTCAAAGTTAACCATCTGTGCGGCGATGTTTTTCATAAATCCACCCCGTAAATCCAGTCAGTGTTTGTCAGGTCGAGTTTTGGTTTGCTGGCTGTCACGCCTGCCTGTTGCTTGTTACGGTTGATTTCGAGCTGGGTCCACTTGTCGCGGAGTTTGGCCGGACTCAGCACGTTACCGGACCAGAAGTTGTCCTGGCATGCCCAGCGGAACAGCACGCACATGTCGCGGTGGTTACGTCCGTCACGTTCACGCATCAGGCGGATATCGTTAGCCCACCCTGCAAAATTCGGTTTTCTGGCTGATGGCGCGATGGTCTTCACCATGTCAAACATCCACTCTGCGGCGGTCAGGTCTTCTGCTGTCCCCCACTTGCTGCCGCTCTGAATTGCAGCATCTGGTTTCACCACAGGAAGATCGTTTTCTGGTTGGTCAGAGGATTCGCCAGAATTCTCGGACGAAAAAGGTTTTATATTGTCTTTTGTTAGTTTGTCTTTTGTGTTTACCTGATTCGGGTAAACGCCTTTACCTGATTTGGGTAAACTTTTCTTACCTGATTCAGGTAAATTTACCTCTTTCAGGTAAACTTTATTTTTCTTACCTGATTCGGGTAATGTTGACCATTCACTGACCACATTATTAATACCGATATTCCGCCCGCTCTGAATCAAAATCCCACGCTTTACCAGAACACTTTTTGCAGCAGAACACTTGTGCGGCAATATCCCGGTCAACTCGGAAAGTTGCTCGTTGCTCACCCAATCCAGTTTTTTATTAAAGCCATATGTTTTGCGCATGACAGCCAGGAAGACCAGAAGCTGGTGCTGTGTTAATCCGGCCAGCATCACAGCTTCCAGCAACTCATTTGCAATGCGCGTATAACCATCATCGAGATCTGCCACGCGCGGCTCCTTTTGTGCCGCATCCGGCACTGGAAAATTGAATATCTCAGCAGTGTTTGCCATAATTCCTCCCGCAATGAGTGTGTTACGATTTGCACCTGAAAGTCGGTTCTGTTCCCGCAGACCGACTTTCGCCATTTTTGAACCTGTCATATTGCCCCCAGCATGGTGGTGACCATCGCCATCAATGGACCAGCCAGATCCGGGTCCACTCGAAACATCGACACAATGCCTTCACTCATCTCCTTCAGTTTCTGGTGGCGTGGTGCGTTGAGAATGACAGCCTGTTTTGCCTCACTGAGTTCCTTTTCCATTTCAGCCAACCTAGCCATAAAGCTATCCTGCTCAACCAGGTAACCGCGATATTCCAGCGGTAGTACCGCCAGAATTGCCGGGGTCAGTTCACGCACGTTATTTCGGTATTTTTCAGAATCGAATTTGTTATCGAGGAAGCGGAACAGCTTCTGGCGTGCACGGCTGACATCATCAGGGAAATCGATGGTGCCGCCGCCCTGCTCCCGATACTCATTCACAATGAGTGCGGCAACAACATCCTGATTATCTGCAGCCGACCAGGCGCGGACGGCATCACGGATTTTTTCGTGGCCTGGAGCTTGTTTTGTTTGAGAACGATTTATCACCGCAGTCGGGCTAAATCCGCTAGTCTGTTGGTATGTAAGTGGTTGCATAATTGACTCCTTTAGTTTGAATTGACTGTTAAGTTGATTGCTTATTGTTAAAGAGCGTGAAATGGAAATTTAAGCTGCGTTCTTTTCGGTGTGTGGAAACAACTTCGGAAGATCCGGGCGAATCTGGTATGCCTTCACTACTCCACCAGTAGCCGTAACAATGCTGCCGACATGTTCAGGGGATACCTTTGCTTTGTTGTGAAGCCACTTATAGACGGCCTGCTGTGAAACTTCGCAGGCAGCGCCCAGTTTCTTTTGTGAACCAACGATATTGATCGCTGTTTTGATAGCTGGGTTCATAACAACCTCCGTGGTTAATTTGAATCAAGATTAAAACTGTGGTTGTTTTTAGTCAACAACCATTTTCGTTTGATGGAATAAAACCTTGGTTGTACATTTGGACTATGAAAACAACACTCTCAGAAAGACTTAAAGAAGCCAGATTAGCGCGAGGCCTTACACAAAAGGCGCTTGGGGATTTGGTCGGGGTTAGCCAAGCTGCTATTCAGAAAATCGAAACAGGGAAAGCTAACCAAACAACTAAAATCGTGGAGATCGCGAACGCTTTGGGTGTGCGCGCAGAATGGTTATCTTCTGGCGTTGGAAATATGTCAGACAGTACAGTGCAACCAATACCATCAACTGTCAGCCATTCCAAATACTTTAAGATTGACGTTCTTGATATAGAAGTGAGTGCCGGGCCGGGAGTCATCAACCGTGAGTTTGTAGAAGTTCTACGCTCGGTTGAGTACTCGTTTGACGATGCTCGTCACATGTTCGATGGTAGGAAGGCAGAAAATATCCGCATCATTAACGTACGCGGTGACAGCATGTCAGGAACGATCGAACCAGGTGATCTGCTGTTCGTTGATATCACGGTTAAATCTTTCGACGGTGATGGTATCTATGCGTTTCTGTATGACGACACCGCCCATGTAAAGCGCCTGCAAATGATGAAGGATAAGCTACTGGTTATCTCTGATAACAAGAGCTACTCGCCGTGGGACCCAATTGAGAAAGACGAGATGAACCGGGTATTCATCTTCGGTAAGGTTATTGGGAGCATGCCGCAGACATACAGGAAGCATGGGTAACTACCGAATCGAATACTATAACTACGTAAAAAGACTATACATATCAACATTTTTTCTTTGATACATAGATGGAATAGCAATGAAGCTTAACTTTTATGCCGTATACATTCAAAATACTAGCTCTCTGAAAAAACAACCTATAGATTTATTGTCATTTCTGACAGAGCAGGTAATAAACGCTAAGAATCATGCTCAGCAGATTGAAGACTACTATGTTTTTGCACATCATATAATTAATGATAGTTTTATCCTGACAAAAACATTTGATTCAGAACTAGTTAAAAAAATCAATAGAAAAACACTTTCGGTTGATGAAATAAGAAATGCGCTTAGTTCAGATGAGTCATTAGGATTCCCATCATTTTTATTAATAAGAAAAAATATTATCGGATATGCAAATACATTATTCGGCCCAAAAACTCGTGATCTTGCAGCTTACCTAAAAGGAAAGGGAGCAATACCTGATGGATACTCACTATTCATAGAACCTTTGATGAGAGATATAACAAAGGATGATGCTTTAAGCATGCAGTTTATAGGAAGAACAACGGTAAGGGTTGAAAATGGGTCAAAACTTCTCAGCCCCCTACTTAGAGTGCTTGGTGCACAAGCAGTTGACGAAGAGCTCTTAGAAGGACTGGAAATAACCGTGAAGCCTAAACGTTTACGAAATATAAAATCTGTTGCCAAAGGGATTATTAGCAATGTGGATGAACAACATGAGAGCATTCACCTGAAGGGTAAAGAACAAGCTGCAGATATTCTTACAGAATATTATCTTTCTGACAAAGGCCACATTGGAGCAAATATCTATAAATCATCGAATGAAGACATAGCATCCGAAATGTCAACTTGCTATCTCAGGATGAAATTGATTATAATGGAAAGTTATAATAGAACATTTGGAGATGAGTTACCACTATAATATTGGGGGGCTATATGAAGTCACGGCACAGGATAGCGCCAGCAATAATACTTTTTCTTTTGCCATTCCCAATTATTATAAGTGCGTATTATCTAATCCGCCACATGTTTCCGGGTATGGCTTTTAGCGAGCACAGAGATGCGCTGGGTGGCGCTATTGCCGCTTATTCTGGTACTACAATTGCGATACTTATAGCCGCTTTAACATTTCTGATGGGGCTGGGAGGCAGGAATATTCGCAAATTGAAAACATATGGCTATATGACATCAATCATAATCATGTATGGATTAACTTTTTGCGAGCTAGGAGTACTTTTCTTTAATGGCTTGTTTTTACTTGCAACAAGTAAAAATCCTATACTAATGCTACCATCAATCGCTATTGGTTTATCAGGTACGTCACTAATCCATATTGGCATGCTCCTGATGCAATTACTTAATCTGTCAAAACATAAGTAACCCGGCCTTGCCGGGTTTTCTTTTGCCTCCCCTCATCACACAAACCGTTCGAAAAACCACCATAACCCCCGCTTCAGTTATCGCTATGCGATGCAAGTCACAAAATAAATCCATCCTAAATACAACCAGTTATATCTAAAACAACCAATAAAACAACTTTTGTTGTTGACGATAAAACAACTATAGTTTTAAATGAATTCATCGCAACAACACAACGATACGGCAATCACCTGATTCACCGTTGCGATGACCGCTTAGATCCGCAGCTTGAATTTCAGCAGGCTCCGGGGAGTGCGAGGGGTGAAGCGGACGCGTGAACGTCGGTGTGACCAGCTGAAATCAACCCAACTCAACACCTCATACCTCAGTCGCTTCAACGAGGCGGCTTAGTTATGACAACCGGCGGCCATCCACCGCCTGAATACGCGCAGAAGTCTCTATATGTTCAGCAGCCCAGCTTACGGGCAGGAGTTTTTATGGTTCATCAACATTACGGAACGCAGACCGTTAATCGAGGTGCGGTCATGCCAGGAATGCTGGTCAAACACAAAGATGGTACCTGGACTGCATCAGCTAATTTACGCGGACGGCTTTATCTGCATCGCGGCATCGAGCGCACTTATACCCGTGATTTGCTCGTAGAAGTTTTTCTCGACGGACGCGGTAACGGCCTGAATCACTAACCCCCCTTTCCTGTTTTCCTAATCAGCCTGGCATTTCGCGGGCGATATTTTCACAGCCATTTTCAGGAGTTCAGCCATGAACGCTTATTACATTCAGGATCGTCTTGAGGCTCAGAGCTGGGCGCGTCACTACCAGCAGATCGCCCGTGAAGAGAAAGAGGCAGAACTGGCAGACGACATGGAAAAAGGCCTGCCCCAGCACCTGTTTGAATCGCTATGCATCGATCATTTGCAACGCCACGGGGCCAGCAAAAAAGCCATTACCCGTGCGTTTGATGACGATGTTGAGTTTCAGGAGCGCATGGCAGAACACATCCGGTACATGGTTGAAACCATTGCTCACCACCAGGTTGATATTGATTCAGAGGTATAAAACGGATGAGTACAGCACTCGCAACGCTGGCAGGGAAGCTGGCTGAACGTGTCGGCATGGATTCTGTCGACCCACAGGAACTGATCACCACTCTTCGCCAGACAGCATTTAAAGGCGATGCCAGCGATGCGCAGTTCATCGCATTGTTGATCGTCGCCAACCAGTACGGCCTTAATCCGTGGACGAAAGAAATTTACGCCTTCCCTGATAAGCAGAACGGCATTGTTCCGGTGGTGGGCGTTGATGGCTGGTCCCGCATCATCAATGAAAACCAGCAGTTTGATGGCATGGACTTTGAGCAGGACAATGAATCCTGTACATGCCGGATTTACCGCAAGGACCGTAATCATCCGATCTGCGTTACCGAATGGATGGATGAATGCCGCCGCGAACCATTCAAAACCCGCGAAGGCAGAGAAATCACGGGGCCGTGGCAGTCGCATCCCAAACGGATGTTACGGCATAAAGCCATGATTCAGTGTGCCCGTCTGGCCTTCGGATTTGCTGGTATCTATGACAAGGATGAAGCCGAGCGCATTGTCGAAAATACTGCATACACTGCAGAACGTCAGCCAGAACGCGACATCACTCCGGTTAACGATGAAACCATGCAGGAGATTAACACTCTGCTGATCGCCCTGGATAAAACATGGGATGAAGACTTATTGCCGCTCTGTTCCCAGATATTTCGCCGCGACATTCGCGCATCGTCAGAACTGACACAGGCCGAAGCAGTGAAAGCTCTTGGATTCCTGAAACAGAAAGCCACTGAGCAGAAGGTGGCAGCATGATACCGGACATTATCCTGCAGCGTACCGGGATCGACGTGAGAGCTGTCGAACAGGGGGATGATGCATGGCACAAATTACGGCTCGGCGTCATCACCGCTTCAGAAGTTCACAACGTGATAGCAAAGCCCCGCTCAGGAAAGAAGTGGCCTGACATGAAAATGTCCTACTTCCACACCCTGCTGGCTGAGGTTTGCACCGGTGTGGCTCCGGAAGTTAATGCTAAGGCGCTGGCCTGGGGAAAACAGTACGAGAACGACGCCAGAACCCTGTTTGAATTCACTTCCGGCGTGAATATTACTGAATCCCCGATCATCTATCGCGACGAAAGTATGCGCACCGCCTGCTCTCCCGATGGTTTATGCAGTGACGGCAACGGCCTTGAACTGAAATGCCCGTTTACCTCCCGGGATTTCATGAAATTCCGGCTCGGTGGTTTCGAGGCAATAAAATCGGCTTACATGGCCCAGGTGCAGTACAGCATGTGGGTGACGCGAAAAGATGCCTGGTACTTTGCCAACTATGACCCGCGCATGAAGCGTGAAGGCCTGCATTATGTCGTGATTGAGCGGAATGAAAAGTACATGGCGAGTTTTGACGAGATGGTGCCGGAGTTCATCGAAAAAATGGACGAGGCACTGGCTGAAATTGGTTTTGTATTTGGGGAGCAATGGCGATGAAGCATCCTCGCGATAATATCCGGGTAGGCGCGATCACTTACATCTACTCCGTTACAAAGCGAGGCTGGGTATTTCCCGGCCTTTCTGTTATCAGAAATCCACTGAAAGCACAGCGGCTGGCTGAGGAGATAAATAATAAACGGGGGGCTGTATGACTGATTTCACCGGAAGCAATACTCCTGCCGAACATCGCGACAGCTGGCGCACACCACCAGAGATTTTTGCTGCGCTTAATGCAGAGTTCGTTTTTCAACTTGATGCTGCAGCCAGCGAAAAAAACCGACTATGTCGGCTTTTTATCTCACAGGAGCAGAACACATTAACCACTTCATGGCCTGAAGCAATGGGATATGCCTCTGGTTATGTCTGGTTGAATCCACCATACAGCAATATTTCCCCTTTTGTGAAAAAGGCAGCCACTGAAAACAAATTCAGTAGTGTGGGATGTGTAATGTTATTGCCTGCTGACACATCTGTCGGATGGTTTCATGAAGCGATACAAACCGCCAGTGAGGTCAGATTCATCACGGCAGGACGACTGGCATTTATTAACCCACTCACCGGGAAACCCGTCAGTGGAAATAATAAAGGCTCGATGCTCATTATCTGGCACCCATACCCCCGTACACACTGCCACTTTACGACCGTTGATCGTGGAGAGTTGATGGCGTTCGGCTCAAGGATTCTTGCCCGTCGGGAGGCTGCATGACAACCACGGAATGCATTTTTCTGGCAGCGGGCTTCATATTCTGTGTGCTTATGCTTGCCGACATGGGACTTGTTCAATGACACCTCAGCAGGAAAACGCCCTTCGCAGCATAGCCCGTCAGGCTAATTCTGAAATCAAAAAAGCCAGACAGCAGTTTCCGGATAAAAACGTCGATGACATTTGCCGTAGCGTACTAAAGAAGCACCGCGAAACGGTAACGCTGATGGGATTCACACCGACTCATTTAAGCCTGGCGATCGGCATGTTAAACGGCGTCTTTAAGGAACGGTGAACATGAAAAGCAAAATCATCAGGGAGCTACAGGCTCCTTTTTTATTGTTCGCATTCATCCTCAAGCGTATTAACCAACAATTCAGGGATTAATGGAAGATGGCAGACATCATTGATTCAGCATCAGAAATCGAAGAATTACAGCGCAATACAGCAATAAAAATGCGTCGTCTGAACCACCTGGCTATATCTGCCACTCATTGTTGTAAGTGTGGCGATCCCATAGATGAACGAAGACGCCTGGCTGTTCAGGGTTGTCGGACTTGTGCAAGTTGCCAGGAGGAGATCGAACTTAAGAACAAACAATGGGGATTGTGATGGCCTCAAAGCAGCAAATTTCAACATCGTCCAACTGAGGTGTAAAAATGTTCAGAATCATTTTTCCTAACACCTGGTACGTCGACCACCACGGCACTCCCTGCAAAATCCTGCGTTCTACCCACAACAAAGTTCACTACATCCGAAAAGGCAGAACATGTATCGCCAGCATGTTCCGCTTTAATCATGACTTTGAACCTGTGAATAAAGCTGATGCAGATCGGATAGCAGAAGAGATCGAAACGGCAGAACACATTAAGAAGTTACGTGACATGCGTTCAAAAAGCAGAGGTAACCATGGAATCATACAGCCTCACACTCGATGAGGCCTGTCAGTTTCTCAAGATATCCAGACCTACCGCTACCAACTGGATACGAACAGGCCGCCTACAGGCAACACGCAAAGACCCCACTAAACTAAAATCTCCTTACCTCACAACACGACAAGCCTGCATTGCGGCGCTTCAGTCTCCGCTGCATACTGTCCAGGTGAGCGCGGGTGATGGCATAACAGAGGAAAGAAAATGTCACTCTTCCGCAGAGGTGAAATATGGTACGCCAGTTTCACATTGCCGAACGGTAAAAGATTTAAACAGTCTCTTGGAACAAAGGACAAAAGGCAGGCGACAGAGCTCCATGACAAGCTAAAGGCTGAAGCATGGCGGGTCAGCAAACTTGGTGAAATACCTGATATGACGTTCGAGGAGGCGTGTATCAGGTGGCTCGAAGAGAAAGCACATAAAAAATCACTGGACGATGACAAAAGCCGGATCGGATTCTGGCTTCAACATTTCGCAGGGATGCAACTAAGAGACATCACTGAATCAAAAATTTATTCAGCAATGCAGAAAATGACGAACCGGCGTCATGAGGAAAACTGGAAACTCAGGGCAGAAGCATGCAGAAAAAAAGGGAAACCTGTTCCAGAATACACGCCAAAACCAGCGTCCGTTGCAACGAAGGCTACGCATCTTTCATTTATAAAGGCCCTGCTAAGAGCCGCAGAGCGTGAATGGAAAATGCTGGATAAGGCACCAATTATTAAAGTGCCTCAACCAAAGAATAAACGGATCCGCTGGCTGGAGCCCCATGAAGCACAAAGGCTGATTGATGAATGTCCGGAGCCATTAAAGTCTGTTGTTGAATTTGCACTGGCAACAGGCTTAAGACGCTCGAACATCATCAACCTTGAATGGCAACAAATAGATATGCAGCGCCGGGTGGCATGGATAAACCCGGAAGAGAGTAAATCAAACCGCGCAATTGGCGTTGCGCTGAATGATACTGCATGTCGCGTATTGAAAAAACAAATCGGGAATCATCACCGTTGGGTATTTGTGTACAAGGAAAGCTGTACCAAACCAGACGGAACGAAAGCGCCAACAGTAAGGAAGATGCGGTATGACGCAAACACAGCCTGGAAAGCGGCGCTGAGACGGGCTGGTATTGATGATTTCAGATTTCACGACTTGAGACACACCTGGGCAAGTTGGCTGGTTCAAGCCGGAGTCCCGTTGTCAGTGTTACAGGAAATGGGAGGCTGGGAGTCTATCGAAATGGTTCGTCGATATGCTCACCTTGCACCTAATCACCTTACCGAACACGCACGGCAAATAGACTCGATCCTGAACCCATCGGTCCCAAATTTGTCCCAGTCAAAAAATAAGGAAGGTACTAATGATGTGTAACTTATTGATTTAAATGGTGCCGATAATAGGAGTCGAACCTACGACCTTCGCATTACGAATGCGCTGCTCTACCAACTGAGCTATATCGGCCCTGAAAGGACATGTTCACGAACGTGAATCACGGTGGACAAGGTTAAAACTAACCGGGCGATGCGTCAATGGCCTTGTGAATCAAATGGCTACTTTTGCATCACCCGGTTTTATTTACGCACGAATGGTGTAATCACCAATGCCGATCCACTTGTAAGTGGTCAGTGCTTCCAGCCCCATTGGGCCACGCGCGTGGAGTTTTTGTGTGCTTACCGCCACTTCCGCACCCAGTCCAAACTGGCCGCCGTCGGTAAAACGCGTAGAGGCGTTAACGTAAACAGCGGACGAATCCACTTCGTTAACAAAACGCTGGGCGTTGCGCATATCGCGGGTCAGGATCGCATCGGAGTGTTGTGTGCCGTGTTCACGAATATGGGCGATGGCATCGTCAAGATCGCTGACGATTTTGACGTTCAAATCTAATGACAGAAACTCATCGTCATACTCTTCGGCTTTAACCGCCACCACCTTCGCGGGGCCTGCCTGCAACTGTGTCAGCGCAGCTGCATCTGCGTGTAATGTCACGCCGCTTTCCGCCATTTGTTTGCTTAATACGGGCAGGAAGCTATCGGCGATGTTTTTATTCACCAGCAACGTTTCTACCGTATTACATGTGCTCGGACGCTGGGTTTTCGCGTTGACGATCACTTTTAATGCTTCAGCAATCTCTGCACTTTCATCAACGTAAATATGGCATACGCCTATACCACCAGTGATCACCGGGATCGTCGACTGTTCGCGGCACAGTTTATGCAAACCAGCCCCACCGCGCGGGATCAGCATGTCGATGTATTTATCCATACGCAGCATTTCACTGACCAGCGCACGGTCAGGATTATCAATCGCCTGCACGGCACCCGCCGGTAAGCCACAGGATTTCAGGGCGTCCTGAATCACCGCCACCGTTGCAGCGTTAGTGCGACAGGTTTCTTTGCCACCACGCAGGATCACCGCATTACCGGTTTTCAGGCACAGCGAAGCGACATCAACCGTCACGTTCGGGCGCGCTTCATAAATCACGCCAATCACCCCCAGCGGCACGCGACGACGCTCAAGACGCAGGCCGCTGTCCAGCACGCCGCCATCAATCACCTGCCCCACCGGATCGGCGAGGTTACACACCTGGCGCACATCATCGGCAATGCCTTTCAACCGTGCGGGCGTCAGTGCCAGACGGTCAAGCATCGCTTCGCTAAGGCCATTGGCACGCGCGTCAGCAACATCCTGGGCGTTAGCGTTGAGGATGATTTCGCTTTGTGCTTCCAGTTCATCGGCGATTTTTTCCAGCACGCGATTTTTTTCGCGGCTGGAGAGTTGCGCTAATTTATACGAGGCTTGCTTCGCGGCAATGCCCATTTGTTCCAGCAT